GACCCGAAATATGCACGGAAAGCAGTTCGCCAACAGGGGGCGGAGATGGCGTTGTTCCAATTCGACGAATGGAACGATGATTTCCGAAAACAGCTGCTGATTCTGAAGAAAGAAGGCATAAAAGCCAAATACTTTATTACAGGTGAAAATGAAGTACATTCTCTATAAAAACATCGTCCCGGCCATTGCGGGTCGGGACGGATTTGGTACGAGCCGCCCGAAGCGTGACACGTCCCTGTTCTCATTGCTGAGACATGATACAAAGATACGTTTAATTCTTTAAATAACAAGCATTATGCCCCAAAATTCAAGCATGACCGGCGAACTTGAACAAAAGCTCAAACGATTCATCAAGCTGACGTTGAAAGATATCAGTGTAAAGCTGGGCGATGAGTTCGACCGGAACTTCGAGCGGGAAGCATTCTTCAATGAGAAGTGGGCGCGCCGGAAGTTCAACGATGATGAAAGCCGCGGTCTGCTATCCCGCGAAGGAACCTTGCGCCGCACCATCAAGAAAGAAGCATCCGTCACCGACCATAGCGTCGTCTTCACCAGCAGCGTTCCATACGCTGCCATACATAACGAAGGCGGCACCATCACCGTCACCCGCAAGATGAAGAAATACTTCTGGTACCGCTACCTGCTCATCATGGGCAGCAAGCGCAGCCGCCCGGACAAACCGAAGTTCACCGAAAAGCTGCAACGCAAAAAGAGTGGCGAACTGCGTGACAACCAGAAGAACCGGGAACTGACCGAAGAAGCCAAGTTCTGCAAAATCATGGCCTTGAAAAAGGTAGGCAGCAAAATAGTCATCCCTAAGCGCCAGTTCATCGGCATGCATCCCGAGGTGGAACGCATCATCCGTGAAATAGCGGATGCCAATCGACAGACAGTTTTTTAATTATCAATTCTTAATCTGCATAAAATGAGACGTTTTCTTTATCTCAGCCTCATTGACCGGCTGAAACAAATGACAGACAAGACCGGAGAACCGGTTATCAAGACGTTCGACCTTTGGAACGAACAAGTGGAATTCATCGAACAGGAAGAAGTGTTCGACACGCCCGCCATCTTCATCGAGTTCATGCCCGTGAAGTGGAACACGCTGGGTGCCGGTACACAGCGCGCCGATGCCACCATCCGCCTGCACATCATCACCCCCTGGGACGGAAGCACCCGCGACGGCAGCCAATTCCAGCAGCAAAGCCTCGAACGCTTCGACCTGCTGGATCGCATAGACCGCCACCTGTTCAACCTGACAGGCAGCAACAGACAGACGGAATTCAACATGTTCCGGCGCACAGGCAGCAGTACCAACCACAACCATGAGGAACTGGTGGAAGATATCAGCGATTATACATGCATGGTGATGGATAACATCAGAAAAGAGTAAGTTGTGCCCGCATCTCTTCCTGCTTGCGGATGATCCGCGGGTCGGCACTGGCATTGATGATATTGTAGAAAGTCTTTTCGCAGATGTGGTATTTCGGCCAGATATAGCGGCGCAGGATTTCACGGTTGCTAAGGCCGCTGCGTGCATGTTCGTCGTAGATGCGTACAACGTCTTCCACACGGAAGGCATAACTGCACCCGACTATTTTTGTCCGATTCTTCTTCATACGTTGGCAAGAAATGAAAAAATGAATAATGAAAATCCCTGAAAACCTTGTTACAAAGGTAACCATAATAACATATTAATACAACTAAACCCGCATAAAAGCATGTTCTACCACACCGGATAACCCGTCTTCACCACCTTTGCACCGTCTTTTTCGCGAAACGACACGGATTTAATTATTAATTCTTAATTTGACGAAGTTATGGTAAACTATTCCCTTGCTCACATGAGCACCAAACCGGGCGTTGAGAATGCCCCCAAGAAGTATTACGCCAAAGCCCAGGCCAACGGCGAAATCACCATGGACGAGATAGCGAGGACATCTCATACGCCACTTCTCTCACGGACGGTGACGTGCTGAACGCCCTTCGCGCCCTTATCCAGCAAATCAACAAGAATCTGGCGGCAGGAAAGATCGTCCGCCTGGAGAACTTCGGAACCTTCCAGATACAGTTATGCTCGGAAGGGGCCGAAACGGAAAAGAAATTCACCAGCGCCAACATCACCGGCGCTTCCATCCAGTTCCGTCCCGGCAGGCCTATCAAGGCGGCAACCCGTGCGGGTGATGGCGGGCTGACGTTTCACCGTGTAGCAAAGAAAGGAGAAGCGGCGTTGCCCGATGGTCCGGACGGTAACGGCGGCAGCGGTTCCGGCGGAGGCGGATTAGACGAAAATCCGTTGGGCTGACAAATTACCTATAAGTAATCAGTCCTCTACCCAGTAGTAGTGAATAAACCACCCGGTAGTAGTTATAAAATTACTACCGGGTAATTTTTGACCCATTTTAAAAGAAAGGAAAACGCACAATGAATGAAGAAAAGAAACATCCCGGTGGCATTTACCTGAGCGACCTTGCACAAAAGTACTTTCCGGGCAGTACGCCACGGAGTGCGGTGAGCCAACTACATCGCTGGATTGTGCTGAATACGGAACTGACCAGACGTTTGGAAGAACTTTATTATAAGCCGCGGCAAAGAGCGTTGACACCACTGCAACATGAGGCGATGATTGAATGCCTGGGGGAGCCGGGGGAATGAAATCGTTTTCTAATGTCGGGAAGACGATAAAAGAGAGTCACTGTAAACTTTGCAACGACTCTCTTTTTATCTTAATTACTCTATTTTATTTTCAATAGTGTACACCGAGCTTATTGGTTTTAATTAGTATTCCTATAATAATGGCACACTTTTTGTTCATACTTCACTATAACATATAAAAAAGTATTATGAAAACATTTGAGAACATTATCAACATTCCACTCCTAATTAGGAGGTTAAATCAAGGTACTAAAGTCATTCGGGTAAGACCACACAAAATGATTAATCAAATTTTTAAATATAAAAAAGATGTGTCATACCCACCGTCTGAATTTGCAGGCTTAATGAGAGCTAATTTTGAAAAGCAACCAATGTTTTATGGGGCAATTTTTTCTGAAGACCCCAAAGACAAAGATATCCCAAGAATGACATGTCTTCTTGAAACATGCAAAGAGATTAAAGATGATTCATTTATTGGGAAAAAAGATTTCACATATTCTTTGTGGGTTAACAAAAGGCCTATAAATCTTTTTGTTATTCCTGTCTTTGACAGTTATAGTAATCCCCCTATAGACTTTGTTTGGTATTTTGAAATGTGGGAGAAATTAATTAGTGAATTTAAGCTTAGCGAAGATATTGTTTCTGAATTGAAAGAACTATCCCGAAAATTCTCATTTATTGCAAAAAATGAAGAAGAGGAAAGAGAATGTTATACTTATACAGCAACTTTCACTAAGGCACTATTAGATGCTCATCCAGAAATAGATGGAATAATGTATCCAAGTGTAAAGTTGATTGAAGAGGGTATGGGAATTAATGTTGCACTACGTCCAGAAGTTATTGATATTGCTTTTGAACTTAAAGGAAGTAGCATTTGTCGATACTTTAAACAAAGTAAAGAGCAACAAACCATATTGAATTACAAGACTGCCATATAGCACCAAATGGTAAGCTTCGTTATAGAATGGTTGGTGATTACTTTAGAGGTTTAGATTATATAGACAATGTGGATCCAAGTCATAAAATAAAGGAACTCGAATTCAAATATTAAGGAACTCTATATATTCGAAGGGAGGGCTATCCTTCCCTTCTTCTACATCCTATCCCTTCCTTCTTAGTTATTCTTTAAACCCTAATAAATTACTATACTTATCCAATATCTCGGATAGCCTTTCTGGGTCTACTTCACTCATATCTCTCAGCAAACAGATATCACAAGAGCAATCGTAGAATAGCTCACGAATTTCTGACATAAAGCGGAGACACTCAAAACGTTGCTCATTTGCCTGGTTATTCGTTAAGAGCCTCATGATGGGGGAACGTCTTTTTAATTGCCGGATTCCTACCGGCCCATCCGTTATTGGCTCGTTTCTATCTTATTATGAGCCTCCCCCGAATAACCGGGGAAGGCCCGGTTATTACTTTCTAAAATACATATCTCCACTTATGGCTCGTGCCATGTCATCACCCGTCAAACGGATATAGCGGAAGAAATTCTGTTCTGTCCGATGACCCGTCAATTTCATGATTTCCAGTGTCCTCATGCGTCCAGTGAGATACATATTAGTTGCGGCACTTCTACGAGCCGTATGGCTACTGATAAGTTCCCATTTCTCACGGGTGACGGTTTGTAATTTTCCGCCTTTGGTAAATGAGTAAGTAACCTTATCATTCAGCCCGATCTCCCGCATGATTACCTTCAGGTACTTATTAAAATACTGAATACACAAGCCACAAGGAATGCTACCGTTGTACTTCGCAAAGATTTCCTTTACGTAATCATGTGCCGGAATCTTCACATCAACATTCGTCTTTTTCGTCCGTTTGATGATATAATCACCCTGATAGTTATCTTTCGTCAGTGTGGAGTAATCAGAATAACGAAGAGCAGTGAGACACCCTACCACAAACAAATCACGGATGCGCTCTTTAGCCCTGCGTTTATCTTGTTTCTCGAACTTATAATAATAAATGCGCGTAATCTCATTCATGCTGAGGAATACGGCTGAGGTTTCCTCCAGCCGGATGTCAATCCCTTCATAAGAAGGGTCTACCGCATAATTATACTGACTTGCTTTTCGTACCATAGACTGAATTTTTAAGATGTAACCTACGATTGTATTATGTCGTAATCCGCATTCTTCGAGATAGACAATGAAATCATCCAGAAACTCCTCAGTGATCGAGTTAGTGAAGATACAGCAATCATACTCTTCTGAAAAGCGGTTGATGTGCCTGATGACAGCATCATAAACGGCGGGATATTGTGCAGACTTGCGTCTGGATTTCTTTTCGACTACCTCACGGATAAAGTCCGCGAAATAAACGCCTTCGAGCGGTTTGCTCTGCCTGAAATGATTGATATAGTCCTTTCTTGGCTTGGCCGCAAGGACCGGAGATAAAACTGCTAATGTTGTTTTGGCTTTTCATATTTAAAGGTTAAAACAAAAACACATCCTCCACCGTCAGCGGTTTCTTCGTCCCTTGCTCATACATCCGGGCATTCAGCCGTTCGCAAAGCATATAGACAAAGGAACCAGCATCGGCATTGTTCATCTTGACCAGTATGGCAGTCAGCCTTTCCGTATTGGCACCCATTTGCAGGAACTTGCATGGCTTTCCGTATTGCGTCCAATAGTATTGCACTTGCCCCAGATAACTGTCCTCCACCTGTATTATCAAGTCTTTAGGTTCACGGTATATCATGGCTTATCCTCCTTGAAATAGGACTTAACTTCACCATCCGGTACCCAATCCACTGTCACGATTCCTTTCACTTTCCCAGTACCGCCACATTTCGGACAAGGCGTTTTCACGCGCTCATTGACAATATCAGGGTCAATGAAATATCCCGTGCCTTGACAATAACCACAACCGTATCCGGTGAAATAACCGACCGTTTCCTTTCCTGTTCCGAAAAGGGGTGCCGTGAGGAGCACCCCGTTCTGTTTCTCGCTCATACACTATTCAATATAATAAGTCTGTACCAACTGATGATTCCTATAGATATGCAGCACTGTCCTGCCTTCGTCCGTACGAATTTCTGTTTTCACCTTCTCCGCGCGGATATTGCCGAGCGAACGTTGTGCCGCTATCTCCGCATTGACGAAGGCTTGCAGGTTCTGGAAGTCCCGTTCACTGCCTTGCAGGTTCATGCGCCCCGTGGCAGCGGCTACCGACTGCTGCACATTCAACAGCCACTGAGGCTTATCATTCGGAATGATTGAACTATACTTTATCTGTGCCATTCTTCTTTAATTTATAATTACCTTTCCTTACCTCGCTTTTCGCGTCCTCCCGGCAGAGATACGTCCCGATATGCTTTCCGGTGGAACCGGTGGTGTCCCGCTTCATGAGGTACACCGCCCAGCATCTGCCTTTCGGCCGGTACTCATACCACTCATCCGGCTGCCGGAGCATCGTTTTCCTTTTTAGGTTCAACAAAAAAAAGTCTCATCCTGCACCACCTGCACGCCAATCTTCGGGAAGTATTCCGCCACTTCGGGCAGTTCGCGATCCGCCAGTAGCTTGTCCTTCGCCAGTTCTTCCGATGTGCGGATATACGAAGGGAGAAGCTCTTTGCAGAGGTTCGTCACCGCCGCCCAGGTAAAACCCTTCAAGTTCTTCAACTTCGGGGTTCCGGTGCGGAAACCAAACACGCCATGGGCGCTCTCCACGCTTTTTTTCTTGGAGAATAGCTCGTCCTTGTTCTCCACCGCATAGGCCTGCACAATCTCGAAAGCCGCTTCTTTCCGGGCGTTCTGTTCCGCCAACTGGTCAGCATACTTCTCGCGGATGCGGGTCATCTCGATGTCCATCTTGGACGTAAGGTTCTGTACTTTGGCGTCGGCCGCCGCAAAGTCTGCGAATGCCTGTTCTGCCTGTTCGCGGCTGATGCCGCTGACTACTGTTTTCTTAGTTCTTGCCATAATTCCTTTTTTTATTGGGTTAATAGTTAATTTTCTCTCTTCTTTCCCTGTTCAGCTTGCGCCGCTTCTCCTTATTTTCCGGCGACTTTTTCGGTTTTTCCAGCGCCTCCAGTTCCTCATCCAAGCGGTCGTAACGTATTTGTTCTGCCCGGTAGGCATCCAGCAGGCGGTCATATTCGGAAGGCTTCAGTTTATCGGTGCCATTTATCAGGCGTTCCTGAAGGTCGCAGATGCGGTCGGCACTGGCTTCCAGTCGTCCGGCAAGTTCCTGAAGGCGGTCGGAGTTGTCCGGGGTTTTGCGGATATAGTCTCTCATAGTTCTTCCTCCTTTCATTTCAAGCTACGGAAGTTCTGCACTTTGGGGCTACTTTCCAGTTCACTCTTACTATAGTACACCCGCCCCGCCTTTCGATAACCGGTGATAAATCCTTGCGTTGCCAGGAGTTCAGCGTCTCGCGGCTGCAACCGACCCATTTTGTAGTCTCTTCCTGGCTGATGAAGTCTGCCCGGTTCGTGTCCGGCTTCTTCTGGTATTCGGCACGTTGGCGGCGCTCCTTGCAAAGTTCGTCCACAAGTCCTTCCAGCAGGTTCACCCGCCGCATCAACGCCTGATACTCCTGATAGGATACCGTCTGCCGCTCCTTCTTCTGCGCAGGTACAAGTTCCACCGGATATTTTTCTGCATCAGGTATCAATTCTTCCAGTTCCAACCCGCCTGCGGCAAAGCGTGCAGCGTCACGCAAGGCATAAAAGAACTTGTCATCCTTCTTGTCTTCACCGGCGGACACCACGAATTCTTTAAAGAGCTGCGTTTCCGTGCGTCTCTGTTCCAGTACTTCCGCCTGGGCCACACTGATCCGGTCGCCCTTCTTGCGGAGAATGGCTGCCGCACGGTTGATTTCTTCTTGCTTTCTCATGATCTGATTATTTTTTTGTTTTTCGTTCTTCACGTCTCATAAAGGCCTCCAGTTGCTTCTTCGTCTCCTGGAGTTCCCAGAGTACCATTCGTGTCACATCCTTGCGGGCTTTGGTATATTTCCTTGCCCAAACATTGAGTTTCGCCACGTTCATCTGGTATTCCTCTTCGTTGGCACTGGTGAAACCTTGGTTTAGCTGAGGTATCAGGAATGAAAGGCGGTAGATGTCGCGGAACACCATTTGCGCTTCCTTGCGTTGAAGTTCGCGAGCTTTGTCATCCATCGGGTTCAGCTTCCCCAGCAGTTGCTGGGCTTCACGTATCGTCAACTCCTTGCTGCTCTGTGTCCGCCCACCGGTGAAAGAATAGATGCAACCGTGGCGGGCATCAGCATCCATACGGAGCGTGTGGAAGGTGGCGTGCAGGGCTTTGAGTTGCTGCGAGGTAATAGGCTTATCTTTCGTTGTTCTCATTGCTAATCAATCACTAAACATTATTCATATCCTCTCCGCGGAATTTAGCCGCCTCCTCCGGCCAGATATCATAGTATCCCTTCGGTCCGATAAACCGTCCCTTGGAAAATGCCCGATACCCCTCAACGTATATCTTCAGCGAAGCATCAAACGCTACTTTCTTCGCACTACGACCGTCCGGATTCTTACCGCTGGCATGGCTGATGAAGATAAGCAACTTGTTGCGGTGCTGTTCCTTGAACCTGATATACTGCGCATAGGTCATCTGCGTATATTGGAAACTGTCTATCACCACGAAATCGGGAGCTTTCTGGCGTTTCAGCCGCAGGCTTAACTGATCCAGTGGCTCCGCATCCAACAACAGGAAGCGCCGGTTCACTTCCTGCATATTGAAACGCTTCAACGTGTTCTGCATCGTCAGGCAGGCACCCTCTTCCAAACTGTCATAGGCCACGCGCCCGAAACGGCACAACTCCTTGCAAAGTTGCATTACGAAAGAGGTTTTCCCGTTTCCGGTGTTGCCCCACACCATCCACACACCCCGGCGTTCCGGTGTGCCGAAGGCATCGTACCACGCACCTTCAAAAGCCAGCGTCTCGAACTTCATGCTCAGCAGTTCCCGCACCCCTTTAGCGTTGCGCTGGAAAGTCTTTGCATCATTCACTGTCTCGTTCATGCCTGTTCTCCTTTCATCCGCTGGGCTTCTTGGATACGCTTGCAGGCATGCACCACGCGCTTCACACGGCGAAGGTCATACTCGCCCTGGGCAGCCTCACGCTGAACACGCTTTATCTCTGCAAGATCGGTCAAGCCGTTCGCCTGGCAGATGGCATAAATATCCTGTTCCGTGGCTACATTTACATCGAAAAATTTGCGACCTATGCGGCTGTTAATCTCCTTATATCCCTTCTTGTTATAACGCAAGCCATTCTCCACACGGCGTTTGATATAATCGGTGGAAAGGAATACAATACCGGACTTGTTTTCCAGCCTATTGTAAATAGAGATGAAGTAGCTGAACACGCTATCGGTCAATTTATCGCCTTCATCAAAGATGATGAGCGGGTTCTGAAGGAAGGCAATCATAGAGATGGCATACTCCAAGATATCCCGCAGGTTCGTCCCGTCCACCGGTGCGCCTACCTGCTTGGCTATCTCACGCACGAAGTCGCTTTTCTTCATGTCCTCGGAGCAAAGGATATAGAAGACATTGCGGTGCGTGCGGCGGTATTCGATGGCGGCGGTGGTCTTACCACAACCTGCATCGCCCACTATCCAGGTAGTATTCTTGTATGCCTGCGCATCTGTCATGTAGAAAGTGATCCGCTTGAAGGCATCGCTGTCCGTCAGCGTCCAGCGTTCCAGGCTGTAGCCGATTTGTGCGGCTATGCGGCTGAACATGTCGTCGCTGATACTGGTGTACTTGGAGTTGCAAATCTGCGATACCGTGGCGGCACTCACACCGTTCAGGCTCTCGCTGGCGCGGTTCTGCGAGGGGTAGTTGCTGCAATACTCCATCAGGGCATCCCGAATGGCATCCTTGTCTTGTTTACTTAGTTCTTTCATTGTTTTTGAAGGGTATTTAATTGATTATTGAATACTGATTAATTGGTGCCGAAGAAGGATTGGTACATCTCCACATCGGTCATGCCGGAAGCCTGTTTGGTATATTCGCCAACAGAAGCAAGCCCGGCAGGCTCTTCTTCCGGTTCGTCCCTGTAGGTTCCCGGTCCCACACCTTCGGGATACTGCACCGGGGCGGTCAGTTCTTCATTGGCATATTCTTCACGCTGGCGATCCATGCTCTTCTGGGATTCACCTACCGGAATAGGCATCACAAGTTTCGTATAAGCTTCGCTCATGCACTCTTCGAGTAGAAGTTCTTCACAGGCGATGTAATGTCCGACGAGGGCACGCTTGTTGGCGTGTATCTGGGCGAAAAGCCTGCTGCTTTCTTCTTCCGTCCGGTCTGCCGTGGCACGATGGATGACAACCTTCGGCGTGGCGGTGGCGGCATATTTCAACGCGCCCTTGGCACCTACTTCCCACAGTTCCACGGCAGTCATATCTTTTGGATCGTAGCGGTAACGGAAACTGTTGCCGATGTTCTGCATGTGGAAGTTCATGTCTACCAGCCCGTCTTCACCGTATACCATGTAGCGGTATTCCTGCTTGTTGCGCTCGAAGATGAAGCCGTGCTTGTTGTACTTCACGCTGTCCTTGCTCAGGAGCATGAAGAGTTCCTGCACCCCGAAGTCATCCAACGGCTCAGCGTTCGGACTGCTGAGTGTGGTATACATCTCCATACGGGTCATGCCTGTTTCAGAAGTGGGGTGCAACATCTCGTTCCATTCTTGCGACATGCCAGATATTGTTCTTTCATCTCTTCCAGAGTGGGAAGCTGGGCGATGTTCTTCATGATCAAGTCCACGTTGACGTGGCTGTTTTCTTTTGTTGCGGTGATATTCTGTCCGGTGTAGTTATAGAGCTTGTGCATCACCTGCATCTGGAAGCGTCCGAAAGCGCTTTCGATGGTTTTGGACTGGCCGTTGTGCGGATGGTGGTTTTGTGCAGGTGACAGATTCTCTTAAAGAAGTATTGCGCTTCCGGCTTCTTGTGTCCACCCTGGTTATCGGTCACAATTTCGTAAGGTTTCACCTTCCATGTTTCCAGTGCCATGCGGTAGGCATCATACTGGGTGAGGAAATTTTCAGCACCGAAAGAATATCCCAAGAAGACTTCCGTACAAGCGTCCATCACCTCGTACACGTCAATGGTGCGTGCCACCATGCGCTTTTGCTTCTTGTCGTACTCTTTATAATAGAGGTTCAGCTTCGTACCGTCACCATACCACAACGTATTCGGCATATCAGGAAGCTTGGTGTCGAACTGGGGCATGAACTCGTTCTTGAAAGCAATTTCACCATGTACGACGCCATACCACCACAGCTTGATGCTCGTTTTATACAGGTAGTTGATGACCGTCTGGGGAGATGCGATCGGTTTCAACTTATCTTCTTCACGGGTGGCGCGTGCGTTCCGCTCCTCTACAATGCGGTTGAACTCCTCGAATATCTGCATGTCGGTATATACCGGGAACTTGCTCCGCTTCAGCTTCAGCAACAGGCGACCTTCCATCGGTCCCACCTTGCGAGCGGACTGGTTGCCCGAATTGCCGTTGACGAGCACCGCATAGCCGTACTTCTTGTAAGCGGCATACTTTTCCATCAGGCGGGCTTTCGGAAGTGTGTGCCGGTATCGCTCGCGCAGGTTTTCGCACAGGGCAATGACTTTTTCGCGTATTTCCTTGTTGTTCTGAAATCCGCACTTGCCCTGCGCGTCGCGCATGCTCACCTCCAACGCTACCATCGCATTCAGCACCTTGACATTCAGGACGTATTCCGTCTGGCGGTCCAGTGATATCTTCGGAGTATACTTTTTGTAGAATTCAACAGCTTTGCTGTCGCTTTTTAATCGGTGGTCCATGGGATTGATTTGTTGTTTTTTGATTTTGTCTTTAGCGCCGGGATTCTTGGTGTCAATTTCAGTGCGAATTTTGTCAGGCAATTTATCGTAGATAATAAGCACTTTCCTGCCATTACCGCCCCGTTGCATGAAACTGAACTTTTCTTCACGAACATACCTTTTATAATTAGCTTTGCTCATGACCCCACTTCCTACAAGGTCGTCAAACGTCACACATAGTGTCTTCCCAAACATTTCCATAATCAGAAACTTTATCTTATTCAACTTGTACAGGCCCCGGCATCAAACCGGGAAGCCATCCACTTCCTCCACCAAGAGCTAATTACCTGAGGAAGTTCCGGACCTGCTATAGCAACTTTTACACTGCTTCCGTGTCTTTCTTATCCGGTGTAAACATGGATATCGCCACCACACACGCCAACGCCACTATCACAAATGCACTCCGTGCATCCGCATCCGTCGCGTCCACGTTACTACCCAGCCAAAGCCCGTAAATCATGCCTACGGCAATGGCTATTTTTTGAATTCGTCTCCAAGTTTTCATATACGCATTAAGTTTAAGAGTTCTTTAAAATCAGTACATCAAGGTCGCAGAACGAATTAATCTTATGAGGCAGCACAACCGGTTCCTGGTCATCCTCATCATAATCAATGTCTATGCACACCGTGTCGTTTTCAGCACTCAGCAAGGCATTGTGCTTTTCCATCAGTTCCCGCAAATCCAGCAGGAACGCCGTTTCATTTTCTGTCAATTTCCTGTCCATATCACTTTAATCTTTAATTCTTAATTGAAAAATCTACCCCTATTCATCCGAACCGGGATAGTTTCGCTACATTTGTAGCATGTCTAACTAAAATTTATATAATCATGAATGATCAAGACTTAAAGCGTCTCATGGCTCAAAATTTTCTTATCTACAAAAAATTAGTTGAAATTCAAGACAAGGTAAAAGGGAAAACGGTATTTCACGCCGATAACTTGCTTGTAAAAGAGTTCAATGATGAAGTAGATAAGATTATGAGGACACTCAATGTGTAAAGTATTCTCCGCTCCATCCCTTAGGCGGATAGAAACAACTCTTCTTATACAATAGGATGCCAAACACACGGCATTCTATTGTTGAACTGGTTATATAACCATCTACATTCGAACTGGTCTTAAATGTAATTTTTATCATATCTATATCATTTATAAGGTTACTACTTTCTCATACGGATTCTCCGCCTCTTCAAACAACTTCCCGCCATGATTCAGCGCCCATGCACGAATTTCATTAGCCAGTTTTGACTGAGTTCTATAGTTCAAGGCATCCCATATAGCGATATTTGAAACAGAAAACTTCTTGGCCATCTCCTTTTTGACACTTGTGGAGACTTTCACCATTCTATGTCCAAAATCCTTGTTAGATATTATTCTTTCTCTGTATCTATACAATCCCATAGAGGTTAGGTGATACGCAATGGTTCCCGAAGAACGCAAGCATCTCCAGCCATTCCTTATTGCATTATCATTATAGATAGGCAGCATTTGAGCGAAAGGCATTTCCGGATTATCTTGATACAGTTTACGGATAAACTGTAACCCGGCTCTATTCATTTTACTACATCCCGGCATAATGATGAATTTATAAGGTTACTGTATCATTAGCTATCACCGCCTTCACATTCCCCTTAGCATCCAGCACCTTCACCTGCCGTTTCAGCTCATCAGTCACATCAATAATCTGTACCAATGACCCGCCATTGATTAAGGCTGCCTCTCTGATTTTACAAGCCTGCACGCTATTCCGCTTGTACAGTAGTGCCTGACTTACATTCTGAACTGTCACATCGAATGTCTTAGCAAGCTTTGCCTTACCGGCTGCACCCAGTTCAATCTTCTGTCTGATTTTCTTTTCCATATCTAAATACTGATTAAAATTATTCTTATCTTTGGAGCTGTTTCATTTGAACACACTGCAAACTTACAGAATATTCTGATATGAACAAAGAAAAAGAAAACAAAAATGCAGAAATTTCTGCAAGAATAGCAGAAATCCTGCAATATACAGGTGACACGCGCAATGGTTTCGCTGTAAAGCTTGGATATGAGCGCGCCCAGACAGTCTATGATGTCATGAACATGAAGTCCGCACCAAGCTATGATTTCTTTCGGCGCTTCTCGTTATCAGAATATTCTGATACAATAGACTTAAAGTGGCTACTATCTGGTGAAGGTTCTATGCTCCGTAAGGATATTCCGACACCCAATGAACCCGTATCAGCACCCTCTGACGCTATAGCTATGCGCCTCATGGATAAACTGGATCAGAAGGATGCCGAAAACAAGCACCTCCAGTCTGAACTCCGTACCCTGACCGCAGAACTTGCCGCCATGAAAGCCCAGCACTCTCAATCTCAGAATAAGGAGTCTGACCATCACATGAAGATAAACGAAGTCATCGAGAATTTTACCTCCGACTCATCTGGCGACTATGGCGAAGGCTACCCACTCACGAAAAAGCCTACTTCCTCAAAGAAATTATCGGCTGGGAAAATGTAATCGTATTGCTAATCAAACTACTTAGCAATACATAGAATTCAAACGACAATTAACAACCCTTTAAATAAGAAATAAGGTATGAGACTAATAGATATAAAGCGTAGTATAAACATCGCCTATGAAAATTTTCATCCTAAATTCAGTTCCAATAATACCAACAACACTTACTACATTGATGATATCCAAAAGGTAAAAGTTGCCATTAGAGAGTTAGACCATATTGGCTTTTTGCATATTAAAGACAGTAACGATGATTTATTGGCTCAAATAAATGCAAGTATAACCAATCGTTTTATATTAAATGGTACTCAAAATGAAGCTTACAAAACTTTATTCGACAAGCTGAGTTATAGTATTGTTATGCTTCATCAATGGATCAACAATTATGTTACAACAGAAGAAACAGAAACGACTATTAATATAAAACTTCCACAAATTGATAATTTGAAAGATTTTGCAGCTGCTGGAAATACTATAAAAAAAGCTCTTTCCCGTGTTATTCCAGAAGTTGGAGGAGAAGTAAGAGTAAAGCAATTCGACCATGGCTCTTATTGGTTAATAATTGATGTTGGAGTAATAGAAGCTGTCCTTATGATTGGTGGATTAGTAAGTACCGCTTTTGTCATACTAAAAAAAGTGTTGGGAGTTGTAGAATCTTTTAAAACAATTCAATCATTAGATTTGGATTGCCAAATCAAAAAGATAACGATAAAAGAATTGGAAGAGAAAACCATAAAGAAAGAAGCTTTGGAAAAAGCTGCAGAATTGAATAATAAATATTTCGAAAAGAAAAACCAAGAAGATAGTCAAACCGATATCAATGAACGCATTGATAGACTAAGCACGTCATTATCAGAATTAATAAAGTTATTAAAAGCTGGTGGTGAGATACATCCATCTTTAATTGCTACCCAAGAAACAGAAAATCTTTATCCAAGATTTGAAGATAAATCTCTACCATTTACACCAATTGGTCTACTGACAACTGAAAATTATAATGGAGAAATAAATGAAGAACAAGAGGGAGATGCTGAATAATATAATAGGATATATAATAAATAGAAACAAGCGTAATATATCAAAACACAATCTTATAGTTACCTTAAATACATCCGGCAAAAATAGCATAACTCCTTTAGTATTAACCTTAATGTTTCTTATTCTGGCAAATATAAGTAACATCAGGACGTTGACTTTTAATATATAA